CCAGCCATAGAGCATCGCCCTCCTTCCTTCCAAATTTCACTTTTCATTTCGCGATTTTGCACGCGTGACCCCCGCGCCGTTCCCTGGGAGCCATACGTATAGAGATTTGCACCGCCCCTACCCGCGATGGTTTCCCCAATAGTCCCCTCTCTTCGCGTGTATGGTTGAGTGACACGACTTGCACAGCGCGATCAGATTGCTACGATCATGCGTGCCACCTTCACTCAATGGCTTCTTGTGGTGTATCTCTTCAGTAGGCACGATAATTCCACGTTCAAAACACAACTCACAAAAGGGATGCTCCGCAGCATACTTGTCACGGATCCGCTTCCATGCACGACCATATCTCTTCTTCGTAGACTTATCCCTGCCGTACTTCTCATAGTTACTGTTGCTCAGCTTCTCATGCTCTTCACAGAATCTTTTGTCTGTCAGCTTCGGGCATCCGGGATAAGAGCATGGATGCTTCGGTTTCCTTGGCATCATTCCACCTTCTTTCCCATAGAAAAAGCCGCCACGGTATTTTGCTCCGTAACGGCTCTCTCATCTTTCGCTTTTGCCAGTTTAACATTATCACATAGGCTTACTTTATCGAACTTGATTTTACTGTATTGTTTCCGGAATCGTTATTTCATCCAGAGCATTCCTGTGAAGGCGGAATACATTATCGATACCGTACCCAAGCTCAATGGCGATCTCTTCCCATCTCATATAGGACAAGTACCGCAGTTCCAGTATCGTCTGAAGCTCTGCACTCTCCACTGCTTTGATCCTGCGAATGATATCCTTCTTCAGTTCCACAAGCTTCATCATATCCTGATTGATCTCGTTCTCCAGGTCGATGATCTTGATAATGGCATCTTCCATTCTGGAGCCATCCCTGTTCGGGCTCTTCGGCATATCCGAATATGTCACCGTTGCCTTTGTGGCCAGGTCATGAAGATCCTCGATCTGACCCAGCTTACTCTCGATCCGCTGGTTCAGTCCGAAGGCCTGTGATAAATATTTCTTTGCTGCTATCTGATGCTTGTTCATACGCTACCTCCGATCGGATTTATTTTTCTTCCCTCGGATTGACTCTGATTGTCTTATTTCGTCCTGAAGCCTCCGGATCAGGTATTCCCCGTCAACATCGGTCAGTATGCTGTACCAACCGGAACGGAAGAACTTCTCAATCTCCAAGGCTTCGCTGATTGCCTCTCTGTTTTTCGGATGAGCCTTGATCTTCTTCAGCGCCACCCTGTAATCGGATACTGCCTGTAAAACGATAGCATTCGCCAATCGCTCATACGGATCCTCCGCCAGATTCTTACTTCCTGCCATAGGCACTCACCTCAGCTTTTACGGCATCGATCAGTCTGGACTGTGTATCGCCTTTATGCGACAGCGCCTTCAATATCCTCTCATCAATTGTGTCTGCCGTAATAATATGCTGCACCACGACCGTTCCGGATTCCTGTCCCTGTCTCCAAAGCCTTGCGACAGTCTGCTGGTAAAGCTCCAGGCTCCATATCATGCCGAACCACACCAACGTATTACCGCCGCTCTGAAGATTCAATCCGTGTCCTGCAGAAGCCGGATGAATGAGTCCTACTTCCAGTCTTCCTGCATTCCAATCCTCGATGCTCTGATCTGAATCAAGCTTTCCGTAAACAACACCCAGGGCATCAAGCCTCTCAACAATTCTTGTCAGGTCATGCTTGAACCAGTACGCCACAAGAATGTTCTTTCCGTTTGCCGCCTCGATGATATCCTCCAAAGCATCCAGCTTCTTATCGTGAATGAACTCGATACCACCGGCATCGGAATAGACTGCACCATTTGCCATCTGTGTCAGCTTCCCCGAAAGCGTCGCTGCATTTGCAGCTGTCACTTCACCGCCCGGAAGATTGATCACCAAGTCACTGGCCATCACCTCATACTTCTCGCGTTCATCCTCATCCAAATAGACCGGATATTCCGAACTTATGAGTTCCGGCATCTTCAGGTGATCGGTTCCCTTCATGGAAATCGTGATATCGGAGATCCTGTCATAAATCCTCTTATCGGCACCCTTCCGGAGCCTGTAACTGTAAACAATCGGACCGTTCGTCTGATCCGGCACAAAGTATTCAGCCCTGTACTGGCTGATAAACCTTCCCAGTCTCTCTCCCTTATCCAGAACCTTATATTCTGCAAAGAGATCCATGAGTCCGTTGCTGGAAGGTGTTCCGGTCAAACCGACAATTCTTTTCACCTTTGGTCTTACCTGCATCAATGCCTTGAACCTCTTCGCCTGCCAGTTCTTAAAAGATGACAGCTCATCGATCACCACCATATCGTAGTCAAATGGCAATCCGCTTTTCTCAATCAGCCAGGGAACGTTCTCCCTGTTGATAATGTAAATGTCCGCATCCGCCTGAAGCGCTTTCACCCTCTCTGCTGCCGTACCAACTGCTATGGAATACCGAAGCCCACGCAGCTGATCCCACTTTTGTATTTCCGCAGACCAGGTATGCTTTGCCACTCGAAGCGGTGCGATGATCAGCACCTTTGTCACCTCAAAGCTGTCAAACATCAACTCATTAAGCGCCGCCAGTACAATGCTGGTCTTGCCCATACCCATGTCAAGCAGAATCGCCGCTATGGGATGCTCCTTTATGAAATTGATCGCATATATCTGATAATCATGTGGATTGTATTTCATCCAGTATTCCTCCAATCTGCTCCGGATCATCAAGTACATAGACCCGGAAGCCTAATTTCATCAGAAGCCGGTGCCGTGAAACCTGCAGAGGCCTTGGACGCTCGCCCGGAGCCTTGACCTCCACAAGTCCAAAATGTCTTCCCGGAAGAAGCACGATCCGATCAGGCATTCCGTCAAATCCCGGCGACACCCACTTCGGGCAGATGCCGCCTCTGGACTTGACCGCCAGCACCAGCTTTTTCTCAACTTCTTTCTCTCGCATACTCAGCCCATGCTTCATCAAATGCGTCCATGCATCCGCTGCAGGCGTGACAGGCTTCCAAGTACTGACGGATCTTCTTTTTCCCTCCGTCACGTGGAAATTCGCTGTCTTCTTTCATGTCTCTCGCAAGGTCGCCCACCGGTGCCATTGTGTTTATGTGCTTCTTTAATATCCATCTGTAAAAGCTCATCGCTATACCTCCATCAAAATTTTGGTGCAGGGGGTGCATGACACTGTATAACCCTCTCTACAGGAAATTTTTCAAGGTTTTCCCTGTACGCGTATTAATGTAAACATCCTGCATACCCTGCACCTTTTTACCGAAGTGCAAGATGAAAACAGAGATAAACTCCGTTTCCGTCCTGCACCAGTTCACATTAATCCGCAAAGTCCGTGTCTTTGAGCTGCAATCCCTGCACCCACATACCGGACTTTTTCTTCTTACGCATAAAACCACGCTTCTCAATCTCAGCAATGAAGTCCGCATTGTTGCGGGCATACTCTCCGGTACGCAGGCAATATGCCCGGTACTCCTGATAAAGATCCCCGGACTTCTGCTCCAGACCAACTCCGGTCACACAGCAATCCTCCAGAAAATGGCTGAGCCAATCGTTCATGCCGCGATACTCAGCAATAGCGTTCGCCACCACCTTCGGCGGTTCGATCTTGAACTCACGCTCGATAACCTTTCTGGCACCTTCGATAATCCAGCTCATAACCGCCGGACCTGCATTGTTGAAAAGGTAGTCAGCATAATTCTTGATATCCGACGAACCCTCAATCTTTGCATGGAACGGGATTACGATCAGTCTTCTCCATGTACCATCATCGGATGCACTGACCTTCGGCAGATGGTTCGTGTAAAGCACCGCAGTATGTGAGGGAGTAAAGTCAAAAGGATCCTTGAACTTCTTCTCACCTCTGATCTGATCCGTAGAACACAGCTGCTTCAATATAGAAGTAGAAAGCCTTGTTCCCTCTTCCAGCTCAGCGGCAATGATGAGGCGTTTTCCTTTAAGCTCCGCGATCTCAGGCTTCACGTTCCTTCTGCAATTCGCTGTAAGGGAATCTGCCGACATCGCTCCGGAATATGTCCCCAGGACTCTGGATATTGTGTTCCAGAAGGTAGACTTACCATTACGGCCTTCACCGTAGGCAATGATGAGAGCCTCCACATAAACCTTCCCGACCGCTGCCATACCTACCGTCATCTGCACATAATCGATCAGATCCTGATCACCGCAGAAGAACAGCTTCAGTGCATCCTCCCAAAGCTGTCTGCCTTCATCGCCCGGAGCACAATTCGTGATCTTGGTAAGAAGATCCGTCGCCTTATGTGGCATCATCCCGTTTACGCCTTTTGCCAGATCATAGGTACCACCGGGTGTATTCAGGTAATTCTCCTGAGCATCGAACAGGTTGATGTCCGTTGCCACCATCGGCTTCGCTGTGTTCTGTGTATCCGCGATGTGTTTATAGTTCCGATACTTCATGACGAACCCGTAATATGCTCGTGCGGCTTGCAGTTCTCCGAAGGCTTCCGCATTCTGTGGCGTGATCAATTTCTCCAGAGCTCTTCCGCCCTTCCGAACTGTAATTTCATCCAATGATGGATCCACGGCCAGCATATGTGCCACCGCAGTCTCAAACTGATCTCTCGACTCCACCAGCTGCATATCCAGGAATTCCTCGACTGCTCCAACAGCCTTCTGCCGGTTCTCTCTCCAGCACATGCCGTCATAACTTAAGAACTGTGTTGCATCTGTATACAGAAGCTCATCGCGGTATTCCTTGATCAAGGCCTTTGCCTCTCCCATATCGGAGAAGTCCTCCGGCTTCAGGGAATCGAATTCCGAATTATACTCATCCGGCTCCACATATCCCGGCTGTGTGCAGACCGTGTTCTTATAGAACTTCACTGCACTGTTCCAGATCGTGTTCAGCTCATCCTCCGGAAGAGGCGGATCACATCTTCTCGCATGAAGCTCAAACGCTTCCCTTGCCCTGTCCGTCACGCCGTACTTCTTCAGAACTCTCCCGGCGAATCGGCTCATCGTGTTATTCCTGCTGCCTTCCAGGATCGGTCCGGTGCAGCTGCCGGCATCTTCATTTTTCGGTTCTTCATAGTCAGGCTCGACTTCTTCATCGATAGTCATCCATCCTTCATGCCAGACCACTTCACCGGCATCCGCTCCGAAGATGAACCTTGCAGCATCCAGCGCATTTCCATCGAAGAAGTCAAAACGTTTCTTAATTCCTCTCTTAAGTGCTGCATACCAGCTTGCATCCGTCGTCTCCGTAATCTGGAAATACACATGGAACTTCGGTCTTGCTGCCTTTCCGTCCTTCACCTTCATGTGGTTACGGCTGAAGGCAATTACATAGGAAATATCCGGCAGCATCCGATCCAGCTTTTCCGGTGTGATCCACTCTGCAGGATCCTCGGTGTGATCATTGTCGATATCCATCACCACCACATCCGATCTGGCAAAGTTTCCGATGCTTCGATAATTACCTTTGTACTCAGCGCAGACATGATCGAACCGGACTGCTTCCCGCATTTCCTCCGGCGTGGTCACCACCCTCCGGTTCGGATAGCTGCAGTTCGCGGCCTGCCCGGTGCAGTCTGCTGTAAACATAGTTATCTGCATACTTCAAACCTCTTTTCTTAAAAAGTAAGGACATAGAGTCCTCCTAACTTCCTAAGCGCCCTGCAGCCTGGATTTTCCGGTCAGCCCGCAAATTTCTTTCACAAAAATAAGCCGGCGACGAATCGCTTCCTTTTTATAGCGACACATCACCGGCAAAACTTTTCAAAAAATCTTCTCTCCGACCGGAAAAACCATTTTCAAACCCGCTTAGGAAGATAGAAAGGCAACAAAGCCATTCGGAAAGGAAGGTGCTGCAGATGCAGAAAGAATCCACTGATAACAGCCAGCAGGATACCGCTATCGACGAAGAGCTTATCGATACTCTCATCGCCATAAGCGTCGTAGCCAAGAGACTGGCAGCCAACCTGAGAAAACAGAATACAGAAAACGGAGGTAAAGACAATGAGCAAAATGAGTGAACTCTCCGCCATGATCGACAACCTGATCAGCTGCGGAGAAACCCTGGCAGAGACCGGAAGAGCTTTGAAGGAATTCTATTCCGGAACCGAAGAAGCAGCTCCGGCAAAGCCTGAGAAGAAGACAAAGAAACAGGATCCCGCTCCTGCGGAAGCACCTGCCGAAAAGCAATACTCCAAGGAAGAAGTCAGAGGGATCCTCGCAAAGAAAGCAAACGAAACAGAAGGCCGCTTCAAAGCAGATGTCAAAGCGATCGTTCAGAAGTATGGCAACGGAGGCAGCCTTACCAATGTGGATCCGAAGGACTACGCGGCACTTGTCACAGAGGTGGAAGGATTAACCGATGCCTAAGCATGCCTATCTTTCCGCCTCCGCAAGCCACAGATGGCTCGCCTGCCCGCCCAGCGCAAAGCTGTGTGCCGGCATCAACGACAGCGGCAGTCCTTACGCCCAGCAGGGAACTGATGCACATGCCCTCTGCGAATACAAGGTGGAGAAGCTTCTGGGAAGGAATCCTGCGGATCCGACAGAGAACCTGACTTGGTTCGATACGGAGATGGATGACTGTACCGATCAGTATGCAGCCTACGTCGCAGAGCAGATTGAAGAAGCAAAGACACACTGTTCCGACCCGCTGATCCTGATCGAAGAAAAGCTGGACTTCTCCAAGTGGGTACCGGAAGGCTTCGGAACCGGCGACTGCGTGATCATTGCGGACGATGTGCTGCATATCATCGATTTCAAATACGGGCTCGGTGTCCTGGTGGATGCCGAAGAGAATCCGCAGATGATGTGTTACGCCTTAGGTGCTCTGGATACATATGAATATCTCTACAGCATCCAGACCATCCGCATGACGATCTTCCAGCCCCGCCGGGACAACATCAGTACCTATGAGATCAGCAGAGACGATCTGATGAAATGGGCTGAGGAAATCCTAAAGCCCACCGCAGCTCTGGCCTACAACGGTGAAGGTGAATTCAACGCCGGAGACCACTGCCAGTTCTGCAAAGCAAAGGCAACCTGCCGCAAGCGTGCCGAACACAACCTGGAGCTCGCACAGTATGACTTCGAGATGCCGCCCAACCTGGATGAAGCAGAAATCGCTGCCATCCTTCCCCGGATAGATGATCTGGTCGCCTGGGCAAACGACATCAAGGAATATGCACTCCAGCAGGCACTCAGCGGCGTAGAGTATCCCGGCTTCAAAGTCGTAGAAGGCAAATCGAACCGCAAATACTCCGATGAGAATGCAGTCGCATCCACGGTGGAAGCAGCCGGCTTCGATCCTTATGAAAAGAAGCTTCTGGGAATCACAGCAATGACTTCTCTTCTCGGTAAGAAGAAGTTCAACGAACTCCTGTCCGGCTTCATCACAAAGCCGCAGGGCAAACCGACACTTG